AATTTACTACGTCATAAATTTAAAATTTTCAACTTTCTACCTTCTAACTTCTCTGGATTTAATCCAACATGAACAATCACGAACATGTTTTGGGGTGTGCAGGTGTAGGCCTGGATCAGGATGCTTTTAATGCCGGAACTAGAGACGCCGATCAAGCTCTAACGGGCCCTGGTATGATTTCTGAACATCTAGATGAGGCTTTTATTGGCTTCAATGAAATCGACGGAAGCATTCGAAAAAAGAACGATACACGTTCTTTGGCTGCGCTTAATGCGGCAATTAACCAAGTTAAATCCGATCGCAACTTGGTCTCGGCACGTAACAACAACGGTGTCGAAAACAATAATAATAATAATAATAAAAATTTTAATAATAGTAATAATAACAACAACAACAACAACGTTGGAAACGCCAATGATGGTTCAGCGTTTATTGCTGAATCGTCTGTGCACAATTATTCCACCTTTCAACGTTCAAAAAAACGACCGCTGAAGATCAAAGTGAGTTGTTCCCCTGATGTTGAGGATGCTCTTGTTAGAGATTATCCCGAATTTGAATTTGATTTTCAAAAATTGTACAAAGTTTCGCATGATCATGCCGAGGTAAGTCGGTTGTGCGAAACAGAACTCTTACTTATGCGCTTAGGTTATCGCAACGGTGTCAATTTGTTGGACATCGGCGGTAATTATGCTGAACACGTTACTAAAGGACGTCACACAGTTCATTCGTGTTCGCCTATTTTGAACATTAGAGACGGTCAGAGAAAAACAGAAAGGCTTATTCGAATTAATCGATATGCCTTCAGAAATTCAGAACCCGTAGCGTGTTTACATCAACGTTCGGTTGATGAAAAAACTGCTGTTCTCGACTCATGTTCAACAGCTGTAAAAAAATTTTTTACAGATAGACCTTCAATTATGTGTGAAAACAAAACTCAAGACTGCGATTTTCCTGCTGATGTTGCAATTGCTATACACAGTATCTACGACATAAAGTTTGATGACTTACCAGACATCATGAATCGTCACAAAGTCCGAGTGTTGATGGGTACTTTTATATATACACCAGAAATGTTCGTAAAAACCGAGGGTTATGTAAAAGGAGTCAATGCTTATTATCAAATTGATCTTAAAAAAGATACCATTAGGTTTTCGTTCGTTGGTGATGTTTCAACTGGTTACGAACATAAATATAGCAATTATCTTAATTATTTAACTAGACACCATGCTTTTTCTACTACCGAAGCTTATTATTATGAATTGTTGGAAAATCGTAGTGGCGTTCAATTTTTTAAACTGGTTCATACAGGTAGTAATATTTTACCCGGAACCGTTAATCTTTTTAGAAATTTTTGGCCTATGTGCAGCGAGTACATGGTCGTTCGCGTTTACGATTATGGGGCTGATTATTCAGTGCCATTGGGTAACGTTAAGACTTTGAACGACTTATCCGCCGAGCAAATAATTGTCCCACGCAAGTTAGTGCAGCAAGGTTTGTCTTATGGCTTAGGTTTGTCCAAAAACCCAGAGAAATTATCTAACCACGCTATCCATGATTATTTACGATCTATGAACAACCGTGTCATGGTGAGTGGTACTAGTATAACCGTACCTGATTCTATCGATGCACTTCCTTTGTTTAAATTGGCCACTGTTATTTATATGATGGTGTTCTTGGAAAAACTGAGACAAGATCAAGTGTTAGGTAGATTGAAGGATTTGAGTATACAACGTTTGAAACTTCAGAAGTCTACCACCACTGCTTTATTTATTACTGCGCTTATGTGCGGTTTTGACAAACCCGAGTTGGGCGCTCGCCACGAAAGTGGTATTCGAGAGTATTTACGTGAACATTGCGGTGTCGATTTTTCTTCTGATTTAACTAATATAAGACTTTTTTATGCTTACGAAGAGTTAGTCGAGCAGACCGTATTGGACCGATTGGTTATAATGGGCGTTGACGCTGCCACTTGGGCAAAAAATAATTTTTTTGGAATATCTAAACCGACAATTGATTGGTTTAAACGAGTGTTTAAACGTGCAGAGCATACAGAACCGTTGGTTACCGCTCTGGGCTTGAATAGTGCCAGTACACCTGCTACTTCTGTCGGCGTTGTTTCCAGTAGTAATAACGGTTCTGGTGGTAACACCAACAGTTATACAAATGGGAACACCGATTCTAATAATAACAATAATAATAATAATAATGATAATAACAATAAGATCTTACCTACTCGCGGCGGAAAAACCGTCGAAAAAAGAAATGTAGATAGCAAACGTGCCGGAAGTAACAATAAGATTCAACCGGTTAGACCTGTTAAACCCACTCGAGTTTTTACCACGGATGAGATTAATGCTGCTGATGTGTTAAGACAACAATACTTTTGTGATACTTCAAGTGATGAAAGTTCGACTGCTGATTCAGAGGTCGAATTTGAACCTGAACCTCACGCTGGTAGTAGTACTGCCAGAGGTAATGTTACACCTTCAGCCCCACCTTGTCCTTTCGTGGAGGAACAGGTAAACGTGGCTAAGGCAGCACCCGTCGTTGCACCGGTAATTCCGTTGGTCGGAAATCCTGTTGTGCCCGTAGACGTTGCTGTTAATCCTTCAAATACCAACGTCGATTCCGATACTACATCTGCATCATCCTTTAATTTGCATGGCTTGCTCGCTGAGTTTTCGCGAAATGCTACTGTCCAAAGTTTACCATGCGACAGTGTTCATTCCTGTGCAAATATGGTTAACGGTATAAGAGATAATGCTCTACAAATTGCTGTTTCTAGTCAAGCGACCACGACCAATGTTTCAACCCTTCTTAAAGAATTCCACAACAATGGTCTCGAACGATGTGAATCGTTAGAGGCATTCGAATTTTCAGACGAAGAAGATGACAGTGGTAATAATAACAACAATGACAACAACAAAGGACTAGCCAGTTTTTTACTACCAGCTGATGAGGATGAGGAATCTATAATTGAAGATAGCGACGATCACAGTTATGAACCAGATCATTCGGCATCGACCGACAAGATTTGCACTGATCCTTTATTAGATAGTCCTATTCTGGCGAGTGAACTTAACGTTGTAAATTCAGACCCTCAGAGTTCGGCAATTGATTGTTTGAATTCAAACGACGTAATTTGTGGCTTGATCAATGAAGTCCTTGATTCCGTCTTTCAAGGTGCTGACGAGTGTCCCGATGTTGAGTTTATCGTTCGTAGCTTAGTCGACGAAATTTTTGAATCTGCAATCCCAAACATCGTTGGTGCTGACGCAGTACTGACGGATGAACCCCTCGCTGATGGCACAGCGATTCAAAGCTCTGTAATCACGAGCCAAGATCAACGAATCGACTTAGTTAGTGTGTTGTTAAATGTGAATGTCGATTTGAAAATTGCAAACGCCAATTTGAACCCACCGGCGGTGACTTCCACCTTGACTGCGATCGATTCGGATCAACATAACAAGGAAGATCGAATACTGTCCCTCGTGTCTGATCAGGCTAAACCTGGAACAGAACCTTTGCAAACTAAATCCGATCACATTATTACACAACAACTTATCTGTGACGAAGTTTCTACCGCTAGAGCTGAAGCTCTCAAGGCTGATCGTAATCAACGAATCGTAATTAATACTGTTCTTAACGCGGCTCAAGACATTGAACATTCCGTCGTCAGTATTATAGAAGAACAAGAACATGAACAAGATCGGTCTTTTGACAGTTGTCAGACGTTGGTTAACTTATCAGCGCGAGATTGCGGTAATACTACTAACTTCTCACACATCGAAGCAGGAAATTGTGATTTCGAATTAGATGAAACATCCAAACATCGCGATGGTTTCAGTGATGATCTACGATCTAAATTAGAGATCGTAAAGACCAGTCTCCTTAAGCCTCAACTTCAACTTCCCTCAGTTAACGTTGAAAAAACTATTCTAGTCATTAATGAGTCGGGTGAAGAGAAACTTTGTAATAAACAAAAACCCAAAAGAGATGTAACGTTAAAAAAAAATAAAATTTTTAAAGATTCCACGTGGTTGCGTATAGCTGATACTCCTTTTAGAACATTCATACATAACGAACCGGTCGTTCAGCGCATACCAAATGCAATTTGGAACAAAATGCTGAGACCTTTGCACATCGGAAAGTTTTATTCGGCCAGTGGAACGGGTAAGCTTTGCGTAGTTAACGGCTTGTTGGCTTCGCTCGGTATAGCCAATGATGAGGGTACTATGAACATGCTAGTTCAGCGTTTCATAGACGTGTCTTCGGATTTGGGTGTGCCAGCCAGTAAGGAATTTTCCCTCATGGCTATGTGTCTCGTATATGCTGAATTGAATATCAACTACGTTATTGCTGTTGAACAAAATCAAGTCATTGATCTATACACTCGATATGATAAGAATAATCGTAACTCCCATGTATTTATTGTTCGCGACAATCATGTTTATTATGAACATGCAGAAGGTACCATGCCTGGAATACAGTTTTTGTACACCCGCAACGTATCTGTTTTTACCGAACAACATCCTGTCACAGATGTGTTATACACAAGTGCAAAAACTCAATACATGTTACGTCATCAAATAGGAGGAGACGATCGTGGTAAAGTCAATTTGAAGTTTGAAACTCGTATCACGAATTCAATAACTGAAGGTTTCAAACGAAAGATCTTTGGTAAAGCTGCTATACGGAAATTTGGAGAACATCCTGCCTGCTATTACAAAATGAAAGAAGTCGATCAAGAAACTAATGTTTACATGTCTAACGTTTTAGTCGTGGGTCCGGGCCAATGTGGTAGTGCTATTTATCACACAAAAGATTGCAATCGCTTTGTACACACAGTGGGTCCTCGCGAATCCGCTTACTCGCATGAAAATTTAGTTGAGTTGTGTCCTGATTTTTTCGATGACAATTTTGTCTTACCTGCTGAACTAGTTTCTTTGATTCCGGAATTGACTTTTGAGAATGATGCAATGACTGGTTACAAGGGTTGCCCGAGTAAAACTCACATTAAAATATTAAAATCTTCTTACAATTTTATACATAAATATCAAATCGATTCCGTTGTCCACAAGATTTTTTTAAACGACAACAATTATGCTTATAACATCTTATTGTATAAATTGATTAATTCTTTTTCTGAGTTTAAATTTATAAAACCTAAATCTGCTTCAGTTGGGTCAACCGAAGTGTATGTTGTATTAAAGGGTTTTCGACAATCTTTTGATGTACGCAACACCGTTCTAAAGGAACGTGAGTTCACCAATATTATTTCAAATATGCTAGCTGTAGCCTATATGGAATTAAAAAACCGTGAAGTTTACACGCAAATGAAATCTCAGCAACCGTCGATCTTAGAAGAACATGTTTCCAAGTTCGAAAAAAATGAACAATTGGCACGTATACGTGATGTCCACAAGTATTGGTCTTTGGAAGTGTCACAATTGTCGGCGTACGCCACAAAAATGTGGGCCGAGATAGACGTCCGTAATCAACGATTTAACAACAGCGCAGCTCGTATGTATTATGAATCCGATTCTGTCGGGTTCTTACGTCATGCAGGCCATGGGAAGTATCGTCCTTTTTACCCGCACGGGAACAAACAAGTGTTTTATTTTCCTTGCGGTGAATACGACGTAGCTTTCGATGGAAAAACTTTTGTTCCGGTCGAAATGCATACGGATTTAGAAGGTCAATTTTATCAGACCGACAGATCTGTCGACGTGTTAATGGTTTTTGACGCATTGCGACTCTTTCAAGCTGATCGCAAATTAACTTCAATAGATTTTTCAGAAATGAGAGCACATTCCGCCGAAATCATATTGATTGAAGGCGTTCCTGGTGCAGGAAAAACTTATGAATTAACACACTCCGTTAAAAACGACGACATCGTGTTAACCTTTGCTCGTGAAACTAAAAAAGAAACAGCAGCTCGAATAGAAGCGTTGGGAAAAACTACAGCTGTTTATACTGTAGATTCTTATTACATCAACCACCGAAGCAAGTGTGATATCATTTATGTTGATGAAGGTTTAATGTTACAACCTGGAGAATTGGACATAATAGCCAATTTAAGTCAAGCTAAACGCATAATAGTTTTTGGTGATCGCAAGCAACTTGGCTTTATACCTAGAGTTGCCGGTTTTATACCGAAGTATTTAAGTTACAATGATTTCACTAAAGTTATGTTTCGCAACGTTTCTTACAGATGTCCGAAAGACGTAGCTTCTTTGTTCGCCAATCAATATTCTTGTGGTTTTTACACAAAGAGCAAGATCAGTAGATCACTAAAAGTGAATATGATATCGGCTATGTACGAAATTCCTAAGACCAACGATAAGTTTTTAACATTTACGCAATCTGAAAAGAAAGATTTGTTGAAATATGGTTTTCCAAATGTCAACACCATTCATGAAGTACAGGGTATGACCTTTGAACACGTCCGGTTAGTTAGACTTAACGCAAAGCAAATGTCTCTTTATGACAGTGAATCACATATACTTGTAGCATTGACAAGACACACGAAATCCTTTATATACTATACAACACGATATGACGACAAGGTTACCAAGTTAATACAATCTTCTGAAGTATCTCCTGATGCTGATAACATGGTAAAAGCCAATGTCCATGCAAAAAATTACATGCAACGCTGTTCACTTAAGTCAGACGAACCTGTTGCGAAATTCATAACGTATGAAAAAGCTTATACTATCGACATTAAGCAGGTCAAGGAAGTTACCATCGAGTCCGCCGTTGGAAAACAACTTTTTGATCATTTAGTCGAAAAGAAAGCTTTGTTG